GACATACTCTCGAAAGTTTTTATCAAAGCGGGTGTAAGTAGGTAAGAACATGCCGGGGCCGCTCTCCCCTTGCCACCCTCCCTGAGAGGGAGACATACAGAGAGAGAAGGATATATATGTATATATATATATATTATCTACACCATCTCACCCCTTTCCCGTAGTCTGGCAGGGTGGGAGGGAGGGAGAAAGCGGCATATCTCTTTACCTACGCGCTTACACCCGTTTCTCATGGACTAGCGCAGCGCGCTGAGAGCGTCTGCAACGGTCACGCGAGGGCGTGGAGCACGCTTTTCCTTCTTCGTGCGTTCTTTGCCCCAGCGTGGTGGGACTTCCGGGTTCTCCGGCCACGCTGAGCGGATGCTCACGCGGTCGTGGATGGACGGTGGGTATGAACGTGCGTGGAAGCTCATAAGGATTGTTGCGTTTGTGGTAGCTTGCCTTGGTTTTGCCAGTCGCGAGCGAGTTTCATGCACTCGTGCCAGCCTGTAAGAGTCCCAGAATCGAGCAATACATGAGCCGTAAGTGTAAGGTCTTGAAAGAACAAGACGCTAACTTTGGCGTATTCATTGCTCGGTTGGAGTTTGATTGTGCGGAGCACTCTGTCGGTTTTGTTTTTTGGTGTCATAGGATTGGATGAAAAAGTGTGCTGGTTTGTGGATTGCCAGCGTCCATCTTACTCTAACCCCGTAGTCCGCTCATCGCGGTGAGCTTGACCTTAGCCTTCTCGTTCCGCAGATGCGCCATGCACGCCGCGATGCCGCGGTCGTCGTCGTAGTCATCCACGGTCATCGCAACGAACTTGCTCAACCCGGCGATTGCATCGCCAAAGGTCAGCGCATCCGGCTTGTCCGCAGGGGCTTTCTCCGGCAACTTCTGCACGTCCGTCCAGAGGTCAATGCCCTCTTTCGTCGCGGTCTCCGTGCCGCCGATGTGTTCAACACACGACGTGACGGTGAACTTCAACTCCGTATCACCCAACTTGCCGGGCGTTGTCCCGTAGGCCTCAGCTATCTTTTGTGCCAGCTCTTTCGAAAAAGGCACGCTGTTCCGCTTGAAACCTTGCGGGCGCTTCAACGACGTTCCGCGCTGTCCTTTGCTCCACCCCAACATCGGGCCGAACACCTTCTGCTCAACTCCCGACGAGGGTTGGCGCTCAAAGATGTAGAGCGCGCCAAGGGAGATCAATGTCTCCGCCTGAATGTCGCTCACCTCTACGGTCGCCGTAACGTCGAAGTTGCCGAAGTCTTTAGTGATGGTCAGTTTTTTCATATGTATTGGATGTGTATTCCATCACCGAGAATGTGACTCGCGTAAGTGTCCGCCAGAAACGCGATGGTGGAATTGCATCCAATCCTTATGTAGGCCGCGCATACGCTGAGTTGTCACGATAGCTGCGGATGTTGGGGTCGTAAAGCCCGGTCTTATGGTAGCCGCTCTCCTATCTCTGGCGTATGTCGCGCCTGTCGCAAGTGGGCGAATAAATCGGCCCGACTCTTCCATCCTCGCAATCCGAACCTAGGTGAGCCTATGCCCGTTCTCCTAGCCGCCCTTCCCATCCTATCATGCACCAGCTATCCTGATAGGTTTATCAGGTCGAACGGCAGTCAAAGGGGACCCATCCCAACGGGGGAGAGATATACAGAGATATAGCCCTCCACCGCGAATTTTCAATTTTCGTTTTCGACTTGTAAGAATGCTCTTTCTCTTCTCGTTATGTCCCGCGAAGCTCTTGTAATGTCCAGGATTATGGACAATACCGGAGGTCCGGAGGGCGGAACAGAAGAAATATAGCGTGGCGCAGCGCATAATGCAAATTAAAAATTGTTTTCTTTTGCTGGTATGGGAAAAGCCTTTCTTTGCACGAACCTTCGTCATTTCTTTTTTATTTTTTTGTTGACTTCGGGCGCGTTCGGCCTTATGCTCCGGGCGTGAGCGAGCCTTGCACAAAAGAAAATATGCCTTCGGCAACGCGTGCGCGTGTGTTTGCGTTGCGCACCGGGACGGCACAGCCGTATGTCGGCCCGGCCGCTCGGCGTGACCATGCGAAGGTCGCGGTGCGCACAACGCCCAGCGGGGCCGCAGGCCACGAAGGAGCCGCACTTTCTCCGGTATGACTTCATCTCTTTCTCAAACCCTCGAACTTCTGCAAAAGAACGAAGGCGTGCCCGGCGTTACGCGAGAGCAGCAGGCTGCGGTATTGTCCAGTATTCCGGACAAAACTACAACGAGCGAAGCTCGTGGGCCGCGCGGAGGAGACCTGCTGAAGCATCATCCTGAACGACGTCGGGCTTCGTTGAACGCTCAAGTGAGTGAGAGCGGTCTTCCCACGTTGCACCGTTTTGACACTGTAGAAAAAGCTGAACCTGGCATAAAGAACGAACAGCCGTGGCACCGTCTCGCTGCGTTCATGCTGCTGTCCGGCCGCACAAACAGCGAAATCGCAATGGCTGCTGGGTGTGGCATAGCTGCGGTAAACCTTCTGCGCACTCAACGTTGGTTCCAAGAGCTTTTGGCCGTTCTCGCTAACGAACACGGCCAGGACCTGCAGGCCGCGATCACTTCTCACGCCCACGATGCGATCAACCGTATCGCCGAAATCGCCAACGGTGACATCGAAACCTACGGCGTGCGCAACATCCTTTCCGCCTCACAACTCCTTTTGGAGCAAGCCAAAGGCAAGGCGACACAGACCGTTGTCTCGACGGTGTCTCATACAACTCACGCTTCTCCGTCTGAAGAGATGGAGAGCATACAACAACAACTGGCCGCACTGCGGTCCAGCGCAACAAAGGAGGCGCCGTTGGCGCTTTCTCAATAGAAACCAATAAGTCATATGGCATATCCACAAGCAGCGTCAGTTCAACAGGGCGGCACGATCGTCAAGGTCGGCAGCGTCTCTCCACGGTGTTTCCACACCGGAGGCGTTCCAGCAGCCGCAGCAGCAGACTTCAACGATACCACGGTCGCAGCGACCTCGATGTTCACCGCGGAAATTTACATCCCGGCGCCCGTCTGGGCGACTGGCATTTCCGTGCTCAACGGTAGCGTTGTCACGAACGGTAACACTCGCGCAGGTATTTTCGATGCCTCGGGCAAACTCATCGCCTCGACCGCCGCAACGGCCTCGGCCGGTGTTGACTCGTATCAAAAGATCCCGTTCAACAACGAGTTCGTCAGCACTGCAGGCACGGCCACCACGCTCATCGGACGAGTCTTCCTGCCCGCCGGAACCTACTACATCGGCGCGTTTGGCTCGTCCACTTCGGACAAGCTCAACACGCACGTGCTTGGCTCGTTCGGCGCTGGCACTGTCACCGTGGTCAACGCCACGGCACTCGCCACAACGTCTCTGACGATCGCACCGCCCACCACGTTCACCACGGCGCAGGGCATCGTTGCCTCGCTCTACTAACGTAACCCTCGCGCCGGGAAGTCACTAACCGGCTTTACGTTCTCCATGCAACTCAATCAAAACTCTTTAAACCCCCAGATGTTCGGCATCCCGTGTCCGTTCGAGGCGAACTACACCTACGTGGCGTCCGGCGCGGCCAATGACGACAATATCGCGACGATCACGTATAAAAACGCCGAAGGCAGCACGATCGGTGTGCTGACCATCACCTACGTCAACAGCACGAACAACATCCTGAGGATCGTCCGCACGACATAACATGGGCTACGCACCACAAATTCCCGGGTTGGACAATCGCGGACCTTCAGGCGTGGCGGCATCCATCTGCAAATTCAGAAGCGCAGACTTAACGCGGGCATCCACTAGTTTCGTCACCGATTCAGACTTTGCCGTGCCGGTAGCGGCTGGTGCAACTTGGCGACTACATTACTGCCTTTTCTTTGTTGAAGGCGCGGGCGCTGGGGCCAAAGCGCAACTTGATTATACTGGAATGACGGTCAGTGCTGCGCTGGGATTTGGTAGCATCGCAGGTTCATCTAGCACGTCAAACGCAGATTTGATTTTGGACGGAACAAGTCCCGCCACGCTTTTAACTACCTCCGATGACAGCTATCACCAGTTGAATTACACCATAACCCTAACAGCCACCGTCGGCGGCACCGTGAACCTGCAATGGGGATGCTCCGCCGCTTTCGATGTTATCCTTAACTCCCGTTCCTCGGTAATAGCCACTCGCCTAGCGTAATTTCAGTAAAACCAAACCAACTAACAAAACAACCATCATGGAACTCGTAACCTTATCACCCAACGACGACATCGCCCTTTCCAAAGGCGCTGCTGACAAACTCGTCATCCTCCGCGCTGCGGACTTTCCTGAAGACGCGCCCGCAGGCGCGGGATTCATCGCTTACGCTGGCGACACCCCCTCGTGCAATGCTCGTCTCGATGCCGGACTGCTCGCCGCACGCACCGCCGCCGACTTTCCCGGTGAGATGTTCTACTTCGCGCAGTATTGATGCAGAGCCGTTTGGTGCAAGCGGACTGACCCCGTTTAATGGACACCCTCACCGCCGCAATGCTCGACTGGGCCGTCCGCCAAGGTCCGGGCGTCGCAATGCTACTCTTTGCGATTTGGTGGCTGAACAACCAAAACGCCCGTGCAGCGGAAGCGTCCAAAGCCGCGTTGGACACGGCCGAGGCGCACGTCAAAACCGCCTTCGACGCAGCCACAGCCGAGCGTAACAAACGCTTTGAATACCTTGAGTCAATGGTGCAGGGTCTCACAACCCGTTCTGACACCTGTGACCGTGATCGCCAGGCACTCTGGCAAAAGCTAGTAGAACTCTCGAACAAATGAACACGAAAAATCTCGCAGGTTGGGGCGCAATCGCCATGTCATTCCTCACGGCTCTCGCCGGTGCGCCTTACGCCTTGGGCGACGTCGCTATGATTATCCCCCCTGAGTGGAAGGCGAAACTGTTCGTGGCGTCTGCTGTCGCGGCCGTGGTGCTCAAAGCTGTGCGTGATCTGCAAACCGCCGTCAAATGAAACTCTGGCACTTCGTTGCGCTCAACGCGTTGTTCTTCACCGGCTGTGCCGTAGACTACACCACCAAGGCGGGAAGTCGTGTTCGGTTTGAACTGACCGGCTCGCCCTCCTCGTATCTCGAAGCCGGACGCTCCTACCGTAAATGAAAATTATCCTACCTCTCGTAGCCATCGCCTCGTTGCTCGCACCTGCGCTGCTTCTCGTCGGCTGTTCAAGCCTCACCACGCAACACGCTGACCGCACATGGGAGCGCGTCGGCGAGCCTTGGACGCAACGCCCTCCAGGTTGTGCTGACACCGTTCGCACCATTGATGCCGAAGGCAACCCTTCTTTCGGACCCCGGTGACAACCGCCCCTCCCATCGACGTTCTTCTCGCCCGGCGCGAACTCGCGCTGGAGAAGCGTCGGCAGGAGCTTTTACGTGAAAACCAAATCACGTTCTACTCTCCCCACGAAAAGCAACAAGCGTTTCATGTTGCCGCAGGTGCGCGTTATCGTTACGCGCGCACAGGCAACCGCTTTGGAAAGTCTGAAATGGGTGCGGCAGAAGACGTCGCCTTCGCTCTGGGGTATCGTCCGTGGATACCCGAAGGTAATCCTTTACGCACTCTAGGCATACCGCCTTATCCAACGAAAGGTCTCATTGTCACCACAGACTGGGACAAATCGAAAGAGGTGTTCACGGAACAAGAAGGAACGAACAAAGGCAAGCTCATCAAATACATTCCGAAGGCCGCGCTCGGTCAGCCCACACGTAACCATAGCGGTGCGATTGACCGCATACCTGTGCGTCACGTCTCCGGTGGCATGAGCGTTATTCATCTTGACACGGTAAAGTCGTATAAACAAAACCCTCTGGGCCAAGAGTCCAGCGTCTGGGACTGGGCACACATCGACGAGCCGTGCCCCGAGGGTATGTGGAAAGCTATTGCACGTGGGCTGGTCGATCGTGGTGGGCGCGGCTGGTTCACGTGCACTCCTTTGACCGAGCCGTGGATCGACGAAGCGTTCGTTCCGGACCTCGAAACCGGCCGTGGGCTCGAAGCCACAACAATCGCCTCGGGAGATCGTTGGATGATGACGGGGAGTATGTCGGACAACCCGCACAACAGCGCAGCGGACATCGCGTCCTTTATGGCGTGGCTGACGGATGACGAAAAAGAAGCTCGTCTGCACGGCCTGCCGACCTCATTCGCCGGCCTTGTCTTCAAAGAATTCTCGTGGAACAAACATGTTCTGCAAGACCCGCCTGAAGGCTGGAAAGACTGGAACACGCCGCCGAAATCGTGGTGCATCCGCTATGCAATCGACTACCATTTCCGGAAAAACGATGCGGTCCTTTTTGTGGCTACTTCGCCGCAGGATGTTTCTGTTGTTTATGGCGAACTCTGGCAACAAATGCTCATAGAGGAAGAAGTCGAAAAGATCAAAGAGTTTCTGCACGGCCGTCCGTCTCTCCCGGGTATCGTCGATCCTTTGGCTTCCACTCCTAACAAACTCACCGAGTCCACTGCAATGGACGAATATCGTCGCCTCGGCCTTGCGGTCATCCCGGCCACCAAAGACCCGGTCAATGGCATACGTGCCGTAAAGAGCACACTCAAAGCGCGTGACAAACACGGCAAGCCGGTGATCTATTTCAACACGAACCTTCGCAGGACGCTGTTCGAAATCTCCCGCGGCTTCGTCTGGGACGGCGAAGAAAACAAACCCGTAAAGAAAAACGACGACATGATGGAGAACCTCCATCGTATGTGTTTGCAGGGCCTCACGTATATTGAGCCTGCCGGTGAATACGACTACACTCCGGTGAGCCTGCCAGACTTCGACACCGACGCTCTCGTTCTCTTCGGCGAGGAACGCACCGAATCCGCGCTCGAACGTAAATCACGTCACATGCGCACACGGTATCGCGCGCATAGCCTTTCGTAATATGCCTAAACTAGCAGATATACTTCATTCCAAAAAGACCACCCCGGCACCTGCAACTCCAGTCCCAGCGACTCCTGCACCAGCTACGCCGAAACCTTCCACACCTGCACCTACAACGCCAGTCCCAACCCTTCGCACCAGCATCGAAAAGCAATTCGGACTTGCGGGTAAGGTCGCCTTGGGCACTTTTGAAAAGGGTGGCGGGGTTAGGTTCTATATCGACGGCACCGGAAAACCTGTAGCCGAAGTAACAAAAGAAAAAGACGTTTTTGAAATTGATGGTCAAAAGTTCAAACGTGCTGACATTCAGCGTGTGATCGACAAACCACAAAATTAAAAACTTCTCGTAATGTCCAGAATACTGGACAAAACCATTTATGCCCTTCGCTGACTTCAAAGAAAAACTTAAAGACACGGACTCGCCGGAACACGGTGCGCTCTTGCGTTACGTCATGGGGCTTGTCGATGCGTCGCGCAAGGAGATGGCCACGCACTACACCCAGTGGGACGAGCATGATGCGACGTTCCGGTCGAAACGCAAGGTGGACAAGGAAGATCGTGCAGCGGACTCGAAAGGCCAGCCGCGTAAGATGGTCGTGCCGCTGACCTTTTCTCAATGCATGACGTTTGTTGCGTTTAACGTGACGACTCTCATGCAGAACAAGCGGTTCTATTCGCTCGAACCTACAGGCACCGAGGACAATCCGTTGCGCGAACCGATGGAGCTTATACTTGAACGCGATCTGCGCAAAAACACATGGCAGGCGTTTCTGGTGCAGTTCTTTTTGGACATTGCGCGCTTCTCTCTGGGTGTGGCCGAAGTCTGCTACGCAGAAGAGTATCGTTGGATGAGGGTGCAGAAGACCGAGATGGTTGAGGGAGCGTTCGGCGAGGTCGCCGAGGAGACCACGAATGACTTCACGCCCATACCAACGTTCATCGGCAATCGTGTCGTTCCGATCTCTCCGTATCGCTGGTTGCCGGACGTCTCGCTGCCGCTCACACGCTACCAAGAAGGCGAATACTGCGGTTCGGAGGACATCTGGTCCATGTCATCGCTACGTGGGAATGACGAGCTTTTCAACCTAGACAAAATCCCAAAGTTCACCAAGGACGAGTTCTCGAAACGCAAGGCGAACACGCGTATCGTCGAAATGGACGTGCGGGAAGAGAAGGGGAATGGTGGTGTAAAGGACGATCCTGGCGGTATGGTGAAGAAAGGTCCGGTGACGATCACCAAGATGGTGTGCGACATCATCCCGAAGAACTTCAGCGTAGCGGACAGCAAAACCAGTCCCTTGGGCAAGGAAGGTTTTCCGGTGCGTTATATCGTCTGGATCGCGAACGACAAGACGATCGTTCGCTTTGAAGAGGCGTATTATCTCCACGGGCAGTTTCCTTACGTGGCGGGACAGTTCCTGCCCGACCAGCACCAAGTGGTGAACGAAGGTCTTTCCGACATCTGCGACCAGCTCACGTCGCTTATCACATGGAAGTTGAACGCGCACGTTACATCGCAAAAGAACAGCGTCGAGAGCAAATGGATTGTGGACCCTGCAGGGATTGACGTCAAGTCTCTCGAATCACGTTCGCCCTATATCTATCTGCGTAAAAACGCCTCGCAAACCGGGGTGGACCGTTATATCAAACAGTTCGCCACGCAAGACGTCACGCAAAACGTGATGATGGATACGGCCGCGCTGAAAGACTTGCTCGAAGGCGTCACGGGGTATAACAGCCTCATGCAAGGAAACAGCACGCCGGGACGGAGGTCCGCAACATCCGACCGTGCAAACATCCAAGGCGCCACGGCACGTGGCAAGACGACGCTCGGCGGTATCTGGGATACAGCGTTCGAGCGTCTTGGCAAACAGCTCATCGCGAACAACCGTCAGGAGATGGAGTTTGAGACGTTCGTTCAGATCCTTGGCCCTCAGTGGAAGACGCAGTTGGTGAACCCAGAGACCGGGATGCCGTTCACCCTTGACGAAATCTACATCCTCTTCAAGGCTGACCCGATTTCTATCGCCACGTCCGAGGATTTCTTCGTGTTTGACGCATCGAACCCTTCGGAGAACGCGTTCTTGGCGCAGAGTCTCCAGGAAATCCTGATGACCATTCTCTCGAACCCGGAAATTTCTCAAGTGTTAGGTTATGGGCCTACGCAAATTCAGGCTTTGTTCCAAGAGATTTATACATTACGGGGTGTTACCCCGGGCCGGTTACCGGCACCTACGCCCATGCCTGTAATGCCACCAACGGCGCCTACAAATGTTCAGCAAATGCCTCCACAAGAAGTTGCTGTATGAAAGAAATTGTAATACGTAGGACAGCTATTAAAGCTTTAGTTGATGACGAAGATTACGCTAAAGTTATGGCTTTAGGTCCTTGGAGAATAGACAAACGTCAAGGTTATATTCTACGTTCTTGCACTGTTTTGGATGAATATATGCATCGTTTAATACTTCCTCCTCCGAGGGGTTTGGTGATCGATCACATAAACGGGATTAAACACGACAACCGTAAAGTGAATTTACGTTCTGTTACATATGCCCAAAACAACCAAAACAACCAAAAGAAAAGTAAAGTTTCTGCCTTTCTTGGGGTTTCTTTACATACCCAAAACGGTAATTGGGTTGCCCAAATAAACAAAGCGTCTAAACATTACCATATCGGAGTTTTTCCCACAGCACATCTTGCGGCACTTGCGTATGATGAAAAAGCTAAAGAACTTTATGGCGAAAACGCTACTTTAAATTTTCCGCGGGTGCCTAAAGCTGCCGCCTTAAACTATGCAGACCGTGAGGTCTGCGCTGCCGCTAACGTCTAATGGACGAGAACGACAAAGCTAAGCTCGAAAGTGCGCAACGGGAGCTGGAAAAATACCTTCAGCACCCTTACACGCAACGTATCACGACGGAAAATGCCACAGCACAAGACACACTCCTGCGTCTCGTCATCAACGATGACGTTCGGGATGTCGAAACGCTTGTCGCGCACTTCGTTGCGATCGGACATCTTCGCGGGCTGCGCCAATCGTCCGACTCGTTGAACGAGACGTTGGCCGCAATCAAAGAAGAACTAGCCCAATGAGCTTAGATACCACCACAGAAGATAACGGTCTCGACGAACTCGACGAACCAGAAGTTCACGAAACGCCCGAGACGGAAAAAACGCCTCCTACCGACGACCTGCGTGCCGCAATGACGGAACTCGCCGGCATCGTCAAAGGACAGGTCGCACCGAAGAAAGACGACGCACCCGCTGAACTCACCCAAGAGCAAAAGGACGAGCTTTGGGCCGTATACAACCCTGAGAAAAAGGACCCAAAGTTCCTCGACAAGTTCTTCCGCCTGACGGAAGATATGACGCCGGAGCAAAAGGCCGAGTTCAAAACGCTTTTCGCCGACCTCCAACAGGGTCTTGTGAAACAAAGCGTCGTGGGTGCTCGCAACCTCATGCAGATCGAACTCGCGAAACTCCGCGAAGAGTTCGCTCCGGCGCAAGAATACATCTCCGAGGCCCGTGCCGAGCGCACGCGTGGACGTTTCTTCGACAAATACGAATCCCTCAAAGACCCACGTTACGCCAAGATCATCGCGATCACCGCGAAAGACCTGTCGTCGCGTGAGTTCAAGGATGAAGGGGAATACTTTAAGGCACTTGCTGAAGGTGCCGCCGAGACGATCGCTGGCGTTGAGCCGACGTTCGCCCTTGGTGCAGCAAAAACAAAACAAACTCCTGGGACAACACCACGGTTGCCGCGCACTAGCGTTGGTGGCACGGGTGGGGCCGGTGGAGGAAAGCAGGTAGCTTTGTCCGTCAAGGGCGATGCTACCGACGACTTCTTGGAGGATTAAACCTTCTGTCGCTGGACAATCCTGTCCGACTTTCTCTCAGCCGCTGGTCTTGCCAGACAATAGAATATACCTCATATGGCCTTTGGAATGTTTTCCACAGACAACACGACGGGCTCTCGCTCGTTGAAATCACGCCGGAAGATTTTCTGGCAGTATCCTTCGGGCGCAGCACCTCTCATGGGCCTGCTCTCGTATCTTCCTTCGGAAGAAACCGACAAGGTGGAGTTCGGACAGTTCGAACGCCGCTTCCCTACGCAGAAGACTCTCACCGTTGCTTCGGGCACCGCTCCGTTCCTCAATGGCGACGGCACGGCGTTTGCTGACGACGCGACGATGACGGCAAATGTCGAATACATCGTCCGTGTGGTTTCGACGGCGGAATTCAAGCCGACTCACGTGATCGAACTGCGCGAAGTGGCTACGGCCGCTGGCAGCGCAACGTTGGTGTCCATCAAGGGCACCGTGACGGAGATCGTGTCCTCGACACAGCTGAAGTTCCGGCCCTACACCACGCGCACCGGCGTGAACAACGCAGCGACCGATAACAACGGTAAGAGCGTTGTCATCATCGGCACTGCAAATGCCGAAGGCGGACGTTCGGGCACCGGCATCACTGTCGCCCCGATCAATCCGACGAACTTCACGCAAATCTTCCGTGCGGCGTTCGCGATCTCACGGACGGCCCTTAAGGGCGGACTCGAATACGACAAGTCCGGACCATACAAAACCCTGCGTTTCGAGAACGGCCTGCGCTACATGATGGAGATGGAGAAAGCGTTCATCTTCGGTCAGAAGCACACGGTGAACGTGACCGACCCGGACACCGGCGAGAGCACGCCTGAGACGAAAACCGGCGGCGTGATCTACCACCTCGAACAGTGGGAAGCTGCGGACAGCGTTTACCGTGGTGGCACGGGCGCAGCGGCCATTACGTCCAACAGCGACAGCGACAAGCGTATCATCGACTGCGCTGGCACGCTCACCAAGGCGGACTTCAACACCTACCTCTCTCGGGTGTTCAAGAAGACGAACGACAAGTCCTACGAGAAGCTCTGCCTGTGCGGCGGCAAATTCCTCGAAACCATCAACACGCTTTACGAGCGTCAGGTTACGAAGAACGTCATGCTCGAAGAGTCCAGCACGAAGGCCAAGTTCATCGTGCACTCGCTCGAAACGCTTCGCGGAACGGTGCATTTCAAGACGCACCCGATCCTCGACAACGACACCGACACCGAAGACTGGGGCTTGTTCCTGGACCTCGGCAATTTGTCCTATCGTCCGCTCACGGACTCCGATACGACCTTCCTCAAAGGCCGTCAGGAGACCGATCGCGATGGACGCAAAGACGAGTGGATCGGTGAAGCCGGGCTGCAGTGTCTCTTCCCGGAGAGCCACATGCTCATCCAGAACGCAGCCGTAGCGGGATAATCGTATGGCTGCCCTTACCACAAACGCTGGCTTCATTGCCGCTGGTGGAGTGATCTCGGATGTTTGGTATGACCCTTCATCGGGCTACAAACATCTGAACGTCACAATCCCAGCGTCACAAGGCGGCGCAACAAACACAATTGCAGCGGCCTGCTTCGGTCTCACGACTGTCGAAGGCGCTGACAATGCGAGGATTTCATCGTCTGACAAGGCGTTCCTCGCGGGACCCAGTTTCGATAAAACGAAACTGTATCTCTATACCCTGGTCGACGCTACTGACGCGACACGGAACTCGCCCGCGGATACGTCCGCAGCGACCAAGTGCCATGTCTATGGCAAAGAATAACCGCAGTAAACCAAACAAAACGAAAGGATAACATCATGAACGTACCTGACCTCCGCGATCCTAACTTCATCAAGGAGCCAAAGCATGTCGACGACACGAAAATGCTTGACACGACTGCCCGTGAGTCCGTCAACATGAACGAGGCGAACGACAACAAGGAACACGTTACGACCCACGCGAGCTTCGGTCCGCTCGGCGCCAAGGGCCGCAACTAGCAGTATTCGGAAGCCGGACCTCCGAGCGCGCTCGCGCGTGAAACCGGCACTTTTTCTAACGTCCAATCTTCGTTCCGTCAATGACTCTTGCTAACCTCAAAAAAATCTGTGCTGCGTATCACAAGGTCGCTACATCTGCCTTAACGGTGGATAGTGTTGACTTGTTCTTGGTCGCGGCGAACAATGTGCGAAGCAATGCGGAGCTTCTACACAACTTCGAGTTGTCACGTGTTCAGGCTACGCTTAGCATTGACGGAACGACTGGTGGGGCGTTGTCCGATGCGGTGATTGGTGACAACCTGTCCAATACAATTGTTGTTTCTGGAACTATCGTCCCTGATGTAACAGGCAATTTTACACAACGAGGTTTATTTTCTGGCTATCCTTTTTACATCCTTGAAGGGGTTACACCGTATTTCATTTACTATAATACTGGTCTTGCATCTTATGTAATAAGTGCTGCTTTAAGCACAGGAGTTGTTGTCGAAGGTTGGATTCCAGCGACGGATATAACCACGCCAATCGGCTCTTTTGTGGGAACCGCAGGGCTTTCTGGCATTACAGGCACAGCTACCACAGCTTACGGTAGCACACAAAACTGGGCTGGCATAAAAGAAGTCATCGCGGTGCAGCGCACCAACACCGATGGCATCCTTGTCCCTCTCGACTTCACCCGTGCGGACATTCCGATCGAACGCGACCGTTACGAACTCGAAATGTCCGAAGACTACGAAGCGTATCGACGTTATCCGTCGGACGCAGCGTTGCTCCAGCGCGGCTCGAACGGCACAATCATCCAGCGTGGACGAAAGCTTTTCGTCTATCCCGTGGACGCTATATCCTCCACACCGTTGAGCGTCACGCTCGAAGCGTATGGCCGGCTTGCGGACTACACCGTAGCGAATCTTTCCGACACTGAACCCACAGACTTCTTTATTGAATACGGTGCCACCTACATGCAGTGGGCAATCATCACGGAACTAAACTATCTCTTCAAAACGTTCTCCCCGCGCACCGAAGGAAACCTTTCTCCGCCGGAACAGGCGCGCGAGCAGGCGTGGCGGAACCTTCTTCTGTGGGATACCTATCTCGTTGATGCCAACGCTACTCGTTCACGCTAATGTCTGACGGCGCAATACTTCACGGTCAGCAGTTCGACCCACGTGGCGTGGGGATTAAGCGCCGTTTTACGGAGCAAGTGCTGGACTACGACGGCCCGGATACGGCTCGGGTGTCGGGTGCTGAAGGCGCTACGGCAACGGAACTCGACCCGATAGATCGTGCGGCAGTAAGGCAACGCATCTGGGACGTGTCGGCGATTACTGCGGAGTATCTGGCGGCGAACATTTCGTTTCCGGGCAAGACCGTTGTTAGTTCTTTGCCCAATGTTTTACAGAACTACACGGTCACGTATAACAAAAGCTCAGGTGCAGGTGCGGACAACCACCCAAGTTCGCAGCAAGCGTTTGTAATTACCGACGGCGGTTCTGCGGGTCTGTCACCCCGAGCCAAAGCACAAGGTTCTGCGGCGATCATAGCTGATGTAACCTGGCAGATTAAAACTTTGCAAGGCGTGCAAGTTGACTGCACGCATTATTACTTTTACCTCGCTACACCTGCAACGCTCGCGCAGGTGTTAGCAAAGCTGACGACTTTGGCTGCGGCCACGGTCACAAACCTGCCTGTTTTTAAACCCCAGACGCATCAAGTCAAGGTTTATGGAGGTCAAGTTTCTGTGCAGGCGTCGGCGGACACGACCGTAAGTGCCGGCTGGTCTGAAAATTCTGCGGGAACCATAACAAGCACGAGTAAAGCATACGCATATGGCGACGGCTATTCTAAAGAGGTTGGGTTAACGACGCGCATCCTAACCATTCCCCCGACGATACATGGTTCGTTGACTGTTATCGGGTCAAATACGGACACGGAAACGGTAACCGTGACGGTCGTGGCGAACACGATGGCGATTGGGCCAACGGTGGTAGTCAATGCGATCACAAACGCACCAACACCGATAACTGCCACAGTTACCGCCGGAGTGGAACCTTCTGGATTTTCAGCGACCTCTCCGGCGTCTATACCTGCAAGTGGGCTTTATCTCGTAGATCACGACGCCACTCCGGCAGAGTTTGGTCTTGTGCTCGTGCATGCGGTGGTTGTGGACTTTGCGCAATATGTCTGATACGCCACAGCAGGCTGAGCGTAGGGTTGAAAGAAACCTACGGAGACTGACCGGGCTATCACGGAGTCAAATCCGCGAGTCCCTCTGGGCGGCAGCAAAGGCACAACAGGATCAGGCGGTTCTGCGACAGTTTGAACAGCCACAGCCACAGCCGGTGCCGCAACCATCTCCGGCGTTGCCAGTGGTCGAGCAGAAGTTCGAGCCGAGGCCGTTTGCGTTAGGGGATACGGGAGTGCAAGCACCGCAGGCGATGCCGAATGTTAACAGCTTGCAGCTTGTCACAGCAACGATAGCAGTGGCAGGGACTGAGAGTGTTCCGAGTGGAGGTCTTTATAGAACCTTTACTGTTGCGCTTGCTGTGCCTGATGGAACCCCTCTAATGGTGGACACCGGAGCACAACCCTGGCCGATTCAATTTGTCGGGTCTTACGTGAACGGCGGCACGGCTTTTATTCAATTTTGGTCCGACACTCCCACAACTTGCAGCGCAGGCACAATAACAATCAACGCAGTCATACCTCTAAACTAACATCCCATGCCCCGTTACGACATTCAAAGACCCTCACGCTCAGCCCAACGGCTCAGCGAATACCAGCAGTTTCAGCAGGGCCAGCAGGCACAGCAGGCCGCGGCCATGCAACAGCTCGGACTGATGTTCAACATGTCGCAGCAAGAAGTTGCACAGGAAATCGCTCGTGCGAACCTTGAAATCGCTAAGAGCGGTCAGGGGATTGCACAGGGTCGCTTAGATTTGGATAGAGCGTCACAGCCGAGTGAGATTCGTTCACGTGAAGCTACGGCCAAATACAACGAAGCTTTGGCTGCAGGTTATGCGCCGGAGCAGGCGTCGCGTTTGGCGTATCAAGCTGCACAAACGGCCGAAACGCAAGCACGTGCCGCAGGCATTACACAAGAGAACACACAGCGACCCCAAGCGTTCGCCGCGTCTCAAGCCGAAACTGCTGAACGCACACGTCAATTAAGGGAAATGGCTAACCGTCTCGGCATCGAGAACAAATTTGCACCCGAAATGGGGCAGCTTGGAGTGGATCAACTACGCAACACTGTCGCAGCTCAGCCATTTCAACTTGAAGCGATTCAACTTGAAAACAAAGGCCGCGGTTTGAATAACGAACGTCTGGCATGGCAAAACATTGCAGACCCAAAAACACGCACGCTGCAAGATGCTGCGTTAGTTGCTGGAACGGAACAGACACAAACTGGAACGCGACTTACAGAAGAACAGATTCTTGCCGCACAAGCATCGTTGCCCTACATCACGAAAAACGCAGATGCTGCGTTAAAGCTTAGCGGCCTCCAAGGTGGTTTGATTCAGGCTCAAACTGATCGGAGCAACGCATTGCTCCCGAGCGATGTGGAACAGCAGATGATTCAGCTTGCGAACCTGCCAGAGCAGTATGCTGGTCAGAACGCTTTGACCGCAGCACAAGCACAGCATCTAAAAGCAACTGACGCACAAGGTTTGTTTGATCGGCATGGCTTAACCATCCCTCAAATGCAAGAACGTGTTTTAACGCCGGAATCGTATAAATCCATCGGAGATCGGTATGCTGCGGATGAAGCACAACGTGCTGCTGTGCGGGCACAAGAAGAAGCTGCACGAAACCAAACCTTACAAAACACTACGCCCAGTGTTTATTCCAGTGGTTCTAGCCTTGGGGAAAACTTGGCTACTGGCATATATAACCTTCCTGCGCATGTGTTTAACACAGTCGCTACTGGCACAGACTTCATTGAAGGTTTTCTTGGCACTGGACACAACTCCTATCGTATGCGCCCACAAGGGGATATGTTACGTGATCAACGTCGTGGTAAACACTACGCCAGCGCTTTCTACGATCCAAAACGCCCTGAAACGTGGGGACCAATTCCAACAGCACGTAAGTAACCTCAACCAACACAACACTATATGGCCTTCGATCCTACAGCAGCAATGCAAGCCTTTGCACAGGCGCAACTCCAACAGCAACGTGAATACTTCGCGAATCAAAACCGACGTCTTGATATGTCGGGTAATGTTATCGACCCTACGACCGGCAAAGGTCCGGGAAACCCGTTCGATACAGGGTTTTTCAAGAGCGGTGCCTCTGACATGCTTGAAGGTCATGTCATGAAATCGCAAGGAAACAATGCGATCAACCAATGGCGTGCGCCTCGTTTCTTTGGTCCGAACTTCGCTCCAGAAGGTCGGCAAGACCCAATGTCCTTCGGACAGCAAGGTGCGCAGGCGTTCGTCATGCCGCCAGTCTTTTCTGTAAACGACGCACAAGGTCAAGCCCTGCCTGGTGGCCCTCAATGGCAAGGACTCCCTCCGGGCGACCCTCGTGCGGCGCAACCTCAAAACTACTACCCCAAAGCGCAAGCTGTGCCACAGCCTCAACAGTCGCGTCAACCTCAGCAGCGCCGGCTCGGTTCGGGCCGTCGTCTCGGTTCATCCTTCGGATTCAACGCATCTCCCGGCATGCTGTAATGTCCAGAATTCTGGACAATACGATAACATATGGCTCTATCTTACAGAGAGGTTCTTGAACGCTACGACCGCGCGAAAGCGTTCGGCGAAACGGGCAGTCTCGTAGAGTATGCTACGAAGCTGAACGATGCCTATGGCACGAACGACTTCAGCGAAGGTCTACGCGATGGGCCGTGGACCAGGTTTTCCACACGGCTCGATCAGAATGTGTTTGAACCTATAGCCGAAGCGACCACAGCACCGGTGTTCGAGGCCATAGGCGGAGCGTTCGGACATGCTGAGGCGGGACGTGCGGTGGGTATGGGCCTTCCGCGTATGGGGGCGCAGATCGCACTGTCGGCGGTGCCGTATGTTGGCACGGCGTTAATGGCCGGAGCGTTCGGTGGACATACATATGCGGATACGGGAAGCACGCCCGCAGCGTTGCTCTCGGGCGGTGTTGCTGGTGTTATGCCAATGGCCGGACGTTTCGCGGGGAACGTTGCGGCACGGGCGTTTGGTGTGGGCGAGAAGGTTGTAGGGGATTATACGCCCGCTGCGTTGGCACAGCTACAGGCGAGCAGGACTGCGGCGGGTCTGGCCGAGGCGACGAATCCATACTTCAGCGCGACGCTGCCTGTCGCAGGCAGGGAGACGGCGTTCAAAGCAGCAAGGTTCGGTGGAGAGCAGCTTTCCACGGCAGCTTTGGGGATTGGTCAGGGCATTGTCACGAACAAGATGCTCGGAGGTTCGGACGACTACAACCCGCTCGGCCCAGACTTCTGGATGATGCAGATTCCGTGGACCGTGATGGATGCGCTGCGGTTAAGACATCCGGCTGGGATGACTTCGGCCGAGGGACGTAAGTTGATCGTCCCGCCGAAGACTGCGGCTGCGCCTGCTGAGCGTCCTGCGTATGTTGCACCTCCGAAAGCCGAGGTCGAACAAGCGAACGTCGAAGCCGTGGTAAACCGCTACGCCGAGAACGTTGTCGCGGGTAAGGTCGATGCAAAGAGCACCACGGATTTGATTGATGCGGTGACGAATCCTACGAGCGTGAGTGCAGCTCTTGAAGCGTTGAAGGATAAGGCGACGACGGTGTCAACGGAGCCGATGGTGACGATCTCGGGCAAGGCGACGAAAACTGCGCTAGGCGATTGGCATGTTATAGCGAGTGCGTATAACGGTAGTAATGATGCAGTGCACGAAATGGGCGGAGGTTTTATTGACGGCACTGTAGCACCTGACGGGCCGCCAGATGCGTTTGGTAATGTGACGTTTACCGTGCAGGAAAGTCAGATTAAACCAAAAGGGATAAAAGCACCTGAGCAGAAAGGGGTGGTGGACCCGCAAGGGAACCCGGTGCTGCCTGAAAATGCTGACGGCGGTGGTAAGACGTTTCTTTCAAGCCCACGCGATCAACTCGGTGAAGCACCACAAGGTGAAGGCGATGTGTTCGCAAACGTGCAAGTAGGTCCACAAAAGTTACGTCTTTTTCGTTCTGGTCAAATCAAACTTGCGCATGAAGGCGATTCTAAAATAGACGTGCTTGGACCAGGTGTGTATTTCTCCGAAGACCCGAGTTATCAGGAAATTTTCTATCCAGGATTTTCGTCAGATTTGGGGAAACCCGTGGAATATAATGTGCAAATCAAGCCAGAACGTGTGCTTGATTTAACACAACCAACTATTCCAAGAGAAACGGCAATTCGTATTATTCGTCGTTTAGGAGAACTTTCAGACTCGTCTGATTTTGCTGAGTCTCTTATTAAAAACAATTTGCCACAAGGAGATGTGCGAAGTGGAACATTTCGGCATTATGTTCGTGGTATTTTGAACAAAGACGCAGAAACTTATAAACAAGCTTTTGTGGATAGTGGGTTTGATGCAATCAAAGGGCGTGTAAAAGATGGGCCTGTGGAATGGAATATTGTAAATAATGAGTTAGTTAAAGATTTGGTTGATCCAAGTCAACCAAAAAGAGTATATCAAAGAACAAGGCTCTCCCCCGACGAAGTCCACGTTGCAAGCGTGGCCACGGGCCTGGAGCCTGCCGTTATCCAACAGCGTATCGTCAACACCCTGCCTAAGACGAACGATCTCATCCTGAACATGTTTCAAGGGAAGATTCAGGAGGACGCACAGGGGAGGGTGGTGAGGTTGGGAAATACGGATGTGAGTGCGGAAGGGTGGATGAACGAGACACGCTTTGCCAAAACGACACAGCTTCCGACAGACCTCATCCCTGCGTTCAAAGAGGCGTATCCCGAGGCGTTTAATGAAAAGGGCGAGGTCAACGCCACGCTCCTGCTGAAAGGGTTGCGGGAGCGGCCGATGGTGGAGACGAAGAAGTTGGGTGCTAGCGGTTCAGTTTTTGATCGACGTGAGGCTGTTTTAACGCACGAACTTGATACAATTTGGCCTGGTTGGCGTGAAGCAGGACAACGTGCTGGTGGTCGTTTGCAAGATGTTGAAGCACCGAATGCGCGTGCTCGTGAGTTGCAACAACAAATGGTTGCATTAAACGAGGAAATTCAAGACGTTACATCTGAAACAGGTGACGCCCGCTACGCTTTTCTTGCCGACAAACCCGAACCCGAAATGAAAGGGTATGTCGAGGGGTTGGTGAGGATACCTGAGGATAAAGCTTTTAACGAAGCTCGTGCTAAAGAACCTTTTGCTGATCTCACACAGCGTTTTCCAGGTAGGCAAGGTGATGGTGTAAAGTTCCGCGGTCTCCACTTCGGCTCCGAGGACGTCAACGTCCTTGCGCATTGGCGTGGGTATGAAGAGGGGAATGTGTTTAAGGTGGTGGAGGTGCAGAGTGATTGGGGGCAGCACGTTTCGGCTCAGAAAAGTGGAAGCCGTCCTACTGCACCTGTTGCAGAGCATCCGTTGCTCTCGTCCTACGAAACCCTCGCTCTACAATCCATCCTCCAACACGTTCGCGAACTCAACGCCAAGGCCGTGGCCGAGGGACGGACGGAGGATGTGATCACGCACGTGGACATGCCGACTGGTGAAACGGCGATGATGACGCAGGGGCATGATAAGGTGAGGCATACTTTTGTTAAAGAGTTTGATGACGGTGCTGTAGCAAAACAATGGTTTGAGACTAACAAAAAACCTGGCGATTACTTAAATAAATCTGCTTTGGGTAAATGGAAAATCTTTAACCAAGCAATCCCGCAAGAGAAAGGTATGGTTGCCGCATACGACCAGCGTCTCCCTGCGGGTATGGAGAAGCTGACGGGGGTGAGGGGGGAAAGGGTGGAGGGAGGGGTGCATAAACAATCCTTAAAGGATTTGGATACTTTAAATCCGCTTACTGGAGAAATGGAACCAAACCCTCAAATTGAAGGTTCTCCCGTCTTTCGCAACCCTGACGGCACGCCAGTAACCAATAGCAGGTTTTACCGTTTCTCTCTCGAAAAGGTCATGGGCGGACTTGCGTTTGACGACACCCTTTCGTTCAAAGAAAGCGTGCAGAAATACGACCAAGCACAGGCCCGCAAGAACGTGGCGCAGCGCGAGGAAGTGAAACCTCTGGACACGCAGGAGAGTCTTTCAGCCTTTATCAAAGACTGGAAAACCAAAGAAGGTTTGCAAGCTGCGCGAGACCTGGGTGCTTCTGAAGGTATGGCTGTGGAGAGTGTGCGTCTTGCACATACCGGAACGGAACTGCGTGCAGCAGAGACGAAATTACAACTGCTTCGTGAGAATATGTTGCGGTTGATGGATAAAGATAGGACGCCGAAGGACGATGGTCTTACGCCACAGCAACGCCAGAACGCGAAACGTAAGGCTGATCGTGAAGCAGCGCGTGCGGCACAGCGTGCTCAAGAAGCTACGGCCCTTGAAGAGAAGTTGGTACGTGGAGAAAAGCTTACGTATATCGAAGCGGAAAGTCTTGGCACAACGCGTATTGAAGCTGCCGATAAACAACGTCTTGGGAACGAAGATGCACCGGAGACAGCAGAAGCGAATCGTGTAATCAAAGCTTTTCAAGACTTTCTTGAACTTGGTGGACATCGTAAAAATATTTCGTCCTATCTTGTTCGCGCTATAGGTCGTTGGGACAAGAGCACTGGCGTGGAAGGCTTGCGCTCGTTAATGCACAACGAGATTTACACTAAAGAAGGAGCGTTGAAACAAGACGTTGGGAGTCGTGGGTCAGGTTTGAAAGATCCTGCGACAGGAAAAGTCATGTTTAAGTCTGAGAAAGAAGCTCAGGATGTCTTGGACAAAATGTCACCGGAGTTACAGCAATCGCATAAACCGGTAAAAGCTGGGGGAGGTGAGTGGAAGTTGCAGGAAAATGTTACACCCAAAGTGATGGAGTCGTTGGACGCTCCGAAGGGAGAGTCGGGCACGTTGACGGGGCATGACAAGGTAGCAGATGCAACGGAAACGCAGGCGACGTTAGATACATCTCCAGCGGAACGTCGTGGGAATGGTGTGCCAGAGTCCACGGACCGTCCGGACAACTCCCACCAAGACACGCTGGACATCATGACCGAGATGGAGGAAACGGCTGGTCTACTCGATGCTAAACTTCCTGAGTTCGGGCTTACGCGTGCTGAATGGGATCGTTCACGCGAACTTATCATCATGCGTATGGAAGGGGAGGATTTCACAGGTGTCCCGCACGAAGAACTCAAGGCCGTGGCCAAGGTGCTTGGTATGACCGGAGAGTTGTGGAAGGACAAGAACATTCAAGCGTTGGGTTCAGGCCGGTATGTCCCGCCGTTCGACGAGAAAATCGTGCAGGCCACCGGCATCCGTCGTGGCATGCGTGCGTTCTTGGATTGGGTCGATACGCAGAAAAACGAGCTTGGACTCACCGGACAACTCGCTGTCCTGCTCAAGCCGTTCCCTGAGATACTTGATCGTATCGAAGTGCGTATGCACGACAATTCTGACGCATGGCGTCCCGGTATGCACTTCGTGCCGGATGCGTTCGCGTTGAACGTAGGACATCTGCCGACGAAAGAGAACGTGCACGAGTGGGCGCGGACGATGATACATGAGGTTGTTCATCCGTTCGAGAAAGAATTGCTTACGCGTAACGACGCGGCTG